AACATATCTTTCTCCTTGTTAAATCCAAAAAGGGTAGAGGGTAAGGGGTACAGCTTTCTTATACTTATATATATACATAACTAAGCCATACCTATATACATACCTACCTACCCTATATATATAATAAATCTTCTATATATAGATATACACTATACCCTAATAACACCGAAAACCCTGTAATATCAAGGGTTTGAGGATAGGGCATAGTCAAGGGTATGCTACACATTTTCCATACCCTATACTCTTGCAAAATATAAAACTTTGCTCATTTACTATACCCTACCCTACCCTGTTAAAACAAACTGCCTTGATCGTCTTTTGGTAGCAGATCAAGCAAGTCTTTACCACCACCCTTCTGAAATATAATAATAGGCTCTGCATTGACCCCGTTTTTACTTCGAGAAGTAATTTGATAACCAATAATTCCCAAAACTCTGCATCCATCCAGTTTATCTAGGCAGTGTTCAATCAGGGGCATACACAGTTTATTGTAAGTATGGTTAACATAGCAGTCAGATATATTCATTAGCACATGACCACCATGCTCAACGCTGTTCCATGCATGACTGATCATGGGAAAGAGAAAGCCTTCAAGCCATTCATCACATGCTTTGTACTTCCTGAAAGATTGATTGTCTCCATGATATTTTTCTATCTTGTAGTAGGGCGGAGAGGTAAACACTAGGTCATAGTGATTGATCTGTGGAGCATCTATCTCGCTACCTCTGTACTCAAAAGAAACATGGCAGTCGCTTGGAAGTTGCATCTGCTGCAAGGCATAGCCACCAAAAACCAAAGGATTGACATCCCTGCAATGATACTCTTCTGCGTTGCTAGCCAAAGCTGCTGACAATCTATCACCCCAGCCACCACAAGGGTCGTATATTTTTTTGGCATTAAACAGCTCATACAAAGCTTTAGCTGCCGAAGGTCTGAACTGTGGCGGAATATATTTGCGTAAAGCCAACGCAGTTTTTGGGTCATCTTTATAATAAATACAATTTTCTACTGACTTTCTAATCTTTCTGTCATACCAGCTTCTTATGGGGCTAGGTGAATTGGCACTGTCGCATGCCATTCTGACATTCCAATGATAAAAGTCTGAGCTTTTGTTTCCCACATTATTTCTTGCAATCACATAGGGAACCACATAAGCTGGGTCTAACTCACTTCTGCTTTTCCATTTCTTTTGCACAAATAAATCCATGAAGCTTGTTTTTTTTAACTGTGCAAAGTCCAAGCATGCATCTTTCTCACTGGAACGATTGATTGGAAATGGCAGCATATCTTTCATCTATGCCTCCTCTGGTTGCTCATCCGATGGCAAGTAGACTTCCACGAAAGCCTGACACTTGGGACAAGATAGGTTGGTTATCATGAGGTTACCCCAGTCATCATCGTTAATGATCTCGTCTCCACCCCATATCAATTGTTCTTTACAGTGCCAGCAATTCATATCTATAACTCCGTGTGCATGTTGATAGTACATGTCTAGCTTTACCCCATGTCGGAATAGAGTTTAATCCCACTGCGGTAAGCTTTTCAATGGCATCATCGGCATCATTGAAGTGTGCAAGTATAGATTTATTATTATCCCAATCTACGATTGTTTCCTTGCCAAATTGTTCTAATAAAGTTGTTTTACCGCTTCCACTAGACCCATAGATGATACCCAAGTTGAAATCTTTAGGTAAATCAGGAATAGTAGGTGGCGTGAAAGTGCTGACACCATCGAATTGATAGTCGAATTTAAAAAACACATCTTTATCTATCTCCGATACTTGAACGCTACTTTCTTTGCGTATGCTCATGGTATCTCCTTCCCAAAATTAATCTGCATAATAATGTTCTCTATCTCCGATAGCTTTCGCTTTTCCTCATGCGTTTTCTTTTGTTTGTTCATAATCGGCATGGCATACTGCGTAAGAGCCTCTGTAACCAACGCCTTTTCTTCTGTAGTGAGTATTAATCTAAGTGCCATTCTGTTTCCTAAATATCATTATCAAAACATCAAATCCTCTTCTTTCTTGTTGTCATCCAAATCCACAAGTGCTACATCGTATAACTTCTTACCGTTGCTCTTTCTTGCAAATATCCCACGATCCGTTAAAACCCGTGATGCATCTTTAAAGTCAATATTGCGTGGAGATCTGATACCCAACGCTCTCAACATGTGCGTAAGTTGCCATCCTTGTTTCTCTGACTCCAATGCTTCAAAGTCCACATGATGTAAGATCAGATCCTCAACCGCTCCTTGCGTTCTGAATCCTTCATTGGACTCTTGCAACATATCTCTCTCTTCTTTGGTTAAGTACCAATTCTTGACACCCTCTTTATATAATTTGACTTTGACCTCAGCCCACACTTGTTGCATATCCAATCCGTGATGTGGATTGATGTCCTCAACTTTAAGACACCAAAATCGTCTGTTACCACTACCATCGGCTAAGAACTCAGGTTCGTTCACCGATGCAAAGAACGCTGTGCGTCTTTGATAATTGGTAAAGGTTCTATCATAAGGCAGTCTCATCTCATCAGACTTGGATGTAATGAAAGCTTTCAGTTGATTGATGTCTGCTTTCTTAAAGGTAGACTCTAACTCTCCAAGTTCCACTATCCAATGACTCACAGCTTTCTTAACGCTGTCTTTATCTTTAGGATCAAGCGTTGCTCCCTCAAGCAACCAACCTTTGTTAAAATCAGCCAACCTCTTGAACCACAGCGTCTTACCGAGTCCCTGCTTGCCTTGCAAGACTAACATGCCCTCTAGTCCAACACCGTCTTTCTCAAAGGCACAGGCTACACAGGATAATAGCCATTTATGCATGAGGACATATTTAAGCGGTTCGTTATCCGATGTCACCGTATCGCAAAAGTCTTTTAATCTATCTACTCCATCCCAAGGCTTGCTATCAATCCAACGAGCAACGGGATTGTATTCTTTGGCAATAATCTTAATGGCATCTCTGACTCGTTGATGCGGAATGAAGTTTTTAATACATAGATTCTCTAACTCCACCAACATGCTTTCGTCTTTTAAATCAGCAATCGGATTAAAGTCAGGGATATGAATGTCGATGCGTTTTTTTATAACATCGTACACTGCTTGGATTTGATGAATGTTCATGAGTGCTTGGTAGTTCTCAGTGGTAGGCATAATCCTACCTTTGGATGTTTTCTCTAGCTCCATGAAGTCAGGAACTTCTACCTTTTGTTCGACCAATGCTCCTGTCGATTGTCTTTGATCATTGAAGTCCATACCCACCTCAGTCGGCATAACTACCTCAGCATCGATCTTCTGAGCAGCTTGGATTGCCTTGTCCTTACCAATCTCGTTTTCATCGTTATCGGCATAGATAATGTATTCTTTGTCAGGCAGTGCATTACCAATCTTCTCTGTAACATGCAATAGGTTTCCTGCATTGAAACATACAACCATCGGTATGTTTTTCTCCTCATATATAGTCATGCATGTGGCATAACCTTCCCCAAATCCAATCTTATTGCTCTCTTTAATGATCTTGGTTCCGATCATAAAGAAACAACCGCCTGTCTTACCACCCGATAAGAACTTCTTCCTGCCATTGCCATCAATCAGTTGCAACGACCATAACTTACCTTTCTCATCTACGATAGGTATGACCAACTTACCGTTGTGTTCTCGTAAAGAATGGGATGCGACACCTTTGCTGCTCAAGTATGGGTGGTGTTCACAGGGAGTTGCCACATCCCAAATCATTTTCGCTCTACGAGCTACCTTGACATGTTTTGCTTCTTGGCTCAGTCGTGCTTCTTCTTTAAAGCGTTGGAGAGCCTCATGATTGATCTCGGCAGAGTGCCGACCTGTAAGTTTAAAGTGGTGCGTTTGCCCTGTACGATAATCTGAGGCAAAACCAATAGGTGTGCCATAGTTATCGTAGTAAGCAAAATAACCTGAGAGAGCCTTCTTACTATTAACAGTAGTGTAAGCTCTTTGCGGTTTATCGGGATTTGGTAATACTTCATCGTCTTTTCTCTCAAACCCATGTTGATTTAAAAATTCTTGAAAGCGTGTCATGGCTTCCATAGTTAGTGGTTTGGCAACTTTTTTATCACTGCCTTTAACATTTTTTATACCCATACTTGTCCTCTCATAAAAAAAACTATATTATGTTATCTTGAACACCTTACAATATACTTTGTTTGGTAGAATTAAACAATAAGTAGAGGAGAAAAAATGGCTCTTAAAATATCTGAACAGTCAGGTGGCTCTGACTTTGAACAGTTGGCTAAAGGTCAATACAACGCAACCTGTTACCGTGTCATTGACATTGGTACCCACAACGAAACTTTTGAAGGTGAAACATCCAAAAAGCATAGTGTGTTATTGCAATGGGAGTTGGAAAAGAAAATGGCTGATGACAGACCCTATTCGGTGACTGCTCAGTACAACTTATCTTTGCATGAAAAAGCAAAACTTCGTCAACATTTAACAAGTTGGAGACAAAAGCAATTCACTGACGAAGAGCTTGCAGGTTTTGATTTAACCAATGTTTTGGGTCTTACTTGTAAGTTGGACATTGGTCACACTGCCAATGGTAACCCAAAAGTCCTAAACATTTATGCACCCGATGGTGGCGTAAAGAAAGGGGCGACAGTAAATGATCAAATAGCTTTTGATTGTGACTTGTATGCATCAGCCGATGCAGGTGAGATGAAAAAGTTTATTAACCTGCCTGAGTGGATGCAAGAAAAGATCGATGATTCTTTTGAAGTTAAAGCATGGGCATCCAAACAAGTCCAAGCCGATACAAGCAACGATGGTGATTTCGCATCGTTAAATGCATTAGCTGACGAAAAAACCGAAGATCAAATACCGTTTTAATGGTTTGGGGTTGTTGGATTCATATTTAAACGATTCTCCCAATCACCACTCTAACAACCCCATTTGCTCATGGCTGATATATTAGAATTTAAACAACATTTTGAAATAGATGTAGTACCTGTCGGGGTGTATGAAGATATGCCCTTTCCTGAGTACAACCAACTTGATGCATTTCGATCTCACGATCTGACATCTTTCATGCGTGATCCATTTACATGGAAATACGAAGAGAAACCTGATAGCGAAGCATCGTTCTTTGTTGAGGGTAGACTGCAACATTGTTTGTTTTTAGAACCACATGTCTTTCATGATGAATTTGTGATAGCACCTGTTGTTGATAGAAGAACCAAAGATGGCAAAGCTGAATATGAAGATTTTTTATCTAGCGTTAACGGTAGAACGGTAGTGACCCAAGAGTTATACGATACTTGTTGTGATCGTGTAGAAGTCTTGGATGCATTTAGACCACGAGAAAATGATCAAACAGAATTATCTATTGTGTTCGATTACTTTGGTCACTTATGCAAAGCACGATTTGATATGGTACAAGATAATGTGATTGTTGATCTCAAAACTTGTCGTGATGCATCACCCAAGGGGTTTCGTTATGCTGTAAAAAACTTTGGTTATCATCAGCAAGCAGCTTTTTATTTAGATGCTGCTAAACATGTTGGTTTAACCGATATTGATCGCTTTCAGTTTCTAGCAATAGAAAAAAGCCATCCCTATCCATATGTAGTGTATGAGTTGTCAGCAACCCTCATAGAGTACGGTAGATCCTTGAATGAGCAAGCTCTCAGCAATATGTTGAAAGCAGAGGAGACAGGTATCTATACTCCGTACAACTTGCACAACCAAATCATTACATTAGATTTGGATGATATCTGATGGGTAAAGCAAGTCTAAGAAAAGGATCCAATTTTGAAAATGAAATTGGAAAACTCCTGTCTGCGGATCTTGGGCTTGCTGATCCTTTAAGGAGAATACTAGATCAAAGAAGAACAAAATGCTTACCCGATTTAATGCTCGGCAATTTATATATTGAATGCAAAAGATACAAAGAGGGTATAGCTCAACCGTCTTGGTGGAATCAAGTCTGCGATGCGTGTCAAACAACTTCATCAATACCAATTCTCATCTACAAATTTGACCGCAAGCCAATCGTAGTCAGGGTTCCACTAAGTTTTATTAACCTTGCCCTACCCTTGAATGTAAACCAATTTTGCGAATTGGATTGGGAAACATTCATAGCATTCCTGAAAGATCATCACTCGCATGAGTATCAATCCACCTGAGCATGATCACACCTATTGGGCAAAAGAAGTCGCTCAACTTAATACCAACAAAGAACGCATGGAGTTTTTGCTTGCCAAAGGTTTTGAAAAGAGGAGAGCAGAAACCATTGTTCACCTCGCAACCTATTGGCTTCCTGATCGAATGTGGAATCTTTCTAATCGCTTGCTTAACGCTGCTTACCGTGATCTCCCTAACGATACTAGTAGGACTATGTTTGCTATTGGTATTAAACAGAAACGCAAAGAAAAAGGTTTATTATAATGATTGTTAAATTTTCCAAACAGGATCTTTCTGAATGCAAACAAGCAGCTTCTCTTAGATGGCAATTAGCAAGAGCTGCTAATGTAGCCAACCAACGCCAAGACAACAAAAGAACCGATCAAGATATTGATTATCTTGGTATCAAGGGTGAATTAGCGGTAGCCAAAGTATTTCAAATAGATCATGACATTCATAAAGGTGGAATTGATCCCAACATTGATATGTGGTGTTGCGATACATCTATCGATGTCAAGACGACCTTTACCCAAGGCGGTCATCTCCTGTTTAAAAATAAAGATGCATTCAAGGCTGATGTTGCTATCCTAGTAACCGCTCTCAACGATAGTGAAGATATGTATGTGAGTGGTTGGTGTACTCGTAAAGAGTTTATTGAGAATGCTCCTATTGTTTATTTAGGACAAAAAGGATCTCCTGCTTTTCATTGTACTGAACTGAGAAAGATTGAGGAACTATGGAAGTTCCTCACTATGAAGCGTGTACAGAATTTGCCTAATAAGATTTAATTATCTTTAGCAATAATAATTGCTCCATCGACTTCGATGTTTTCAAATTGCAATCCGCTTATTGGTTCATCGTTTATTTCAAAGATGACATCTCTAATAAGCAAGCGTAATAAAGCTGCTTTTTGAAACAGATTTAATCTAGCATAAGTATTGATAACTTCATCCGATGACATTTTCGATGTTTCGATAAGTATGTCGCTTTTCTTTTTACTGAATAACATAATTCCTCTCTTATTGGTTTAGTTTAACATATCCTGACTTTAGGACATGAGCTAATTTATTACTATCATGATCTCTTAAAAACCAACCGCCTTTGGCATCTTGGTATGACCATTCAACTTCAGGTTCCGCCACATTGGTCATATGGTATCTATCATAATATAAACATCGATACAGATACTTGGCTTTCTCAAACGGGATGGATCTAATTGCTTTCATTTTTGATCCCAAAACGCAAAAAATCTTTCTCTTACCCTATCCCAAGTAATTACGGGTCTGCCTTTCTTGTGGTAGTGTTTGGTAACAGTTCTTCCGCTTGCGTATTTTGTTTCAGCGTAACTTTTAAATTTAGGATCGTCATCGTTCCATTGGACATACATAGAAACCAACATGTTGTCCATGCGTTCAAACCTTAGTTCTTCATCACGCTTTTCCAAGCGTTTTTTATCTTCAGGATACGCCATTGATCTTCTCTGCTACTTTGTTTTGTACCAAAGTTTTCATACCTTGGTATACAATCCACTGATTAAAGTCTCTATCGACACTTAGAGACCCTGCTTGTTGGCACTTCTCGCAGACATATCCCTTATCAATATAAGTCTCAAAGGTATCGTTGATGTCGCCATGTATCATGCATTTGACTGTAAATGTTTCTTTCACAGTATCGCCAAGTTGCTCGGCTAATTTTTGCACCCTTTCTTTTTGTTTGCTTTGCTCTTCTTGCATCAGTCTTTCTCCCACTTGCATTTAATAATATCTTCGTAAGTTTCAGGTTGTAGTTTCTTGGTTAGCCAAAGAAACATTCCAACCACCAAGTTTAATGATACGAGTATCACCAAAATCTTTAAAATCCATTCGATCATTACGCCACCTCTTTATCTAAATAATTTTCAAGCCACTCTTTAGCTTCTTTAAAGCTCATACCAAAACCAGTTAAAGGACTTATTTGTTTTTCGCCCTCATATACTTCCCAACCCATGTAAGCATGATAGGTTTTAATTCTATATTGCTTATATCCATAAAGTGATTTACTGGAATCATGGTAATGACCTATTCCACCCCAAGCATGTGCTGAATCACCATGTAGTTTTTTTAGTTTAATTTTCATTACGCCACCTCTTTTTGTGCATTTCTATAATGCCACCACAGTTTTTTATTTAACTGGTCTAATTGTTCTCTGTTGTATATATTCCAATCACCTTCTCTAAAAGAATCTTCTTGCTCTTCCTCAACGATTGCACCTATACAACACTCATACATTCTGATTATTCCGCCTAATTCCCTCTCAGTAAATTGCATTTCCTTTTGCTTACGCCTTTTAAGTTTTGCCTTAAGGTTAGCTCTAGCTTTTGCCTTTGTTTTACCATCAGCATATAAGCCTGCATGTTCGCCTGTATTAATTTGGCTTCTCCAATTTTGTCTCACATTCTCCATTACGCCACATCCTCTTGATAGATAATGCCCCTAACTTTACGAAGATGTAAAAGATCTGCATCAGATAGTTTGTATAAAAAATTCTCAAGATTGTGTTCTGTAACCCAATCCCAATAACCATCGAAAAAGTTGTTACTTCTCCATCCTGAGAAGCACCACTGATTAAGATGTGCATCATAAGTTATATCCTTTCCATAAGGACTATCAGTTTCAAACGATATAGCTTGATCTCCAGATAGCGGATAATCTTTTAGATCATTTGCTATCAATTTAATTAGTATTGATTTTTTCATAATTTTTCTCCTTGTTTATGGGTAAGATCAATTTCTTACAAAACAAATATAGCATAACTGAAATTAATTACAACACTTTTTAACACTTTATTTATTATTTATTTCAAGCACATATCCATGCACTTTTCTCGGTTGTTGTATGCGTTGATCATGCAAGTTACCATTGACCTGTTTGCATAATTCCCAAAAGGTTTCCCTGCCCGGGTCTGCTATAAGAATAGTTCCCTTAAAATTATTTCCAAGCTCAACCAACTTATCTACATGGTTATCCCAATAACAAATATCGCAACCCACAATCAAGTCAACCGCAGAGAGCTTGTCTACAGGTAGCTCTAAAAAATCTTCATAGATAACATCCAACATAACATGGTTGATCTGTGCCACATAATCCAAATATGGCTTGGTGTTTTTATCAATATCCAAACCAACGGTTTCTATTCCGTGTTTATATAAATAAGTGGACACCAATCCCCAACCACATCCAATGTCAAGAGCTGTTCCAAAATTTTGCAAATTGTATCGGGACAGATAATCGATCATTAACAGACTAGAGTTCCAAATCTTGTTGCCATGATTTGTGGTGGCAGGTTCTTTTCTTTTTAGTTTGGAAATATGTTTATCAGAAGAAAGTGGAATTTTTATATTATGAAGTGTTCTCATGGTGTTAATTTGTATTATAATCAGTTATACTACGCTTTGATAGTACATAGGAGAAATTATGGGCGACTACAATAAGGGCTACAGAACCTTGACAGTCGATTTAAGAACCTACGAAATGTTGGAAGAGATTTGTTCTGTTGAAAGAAGAAAAAAAATAGACCAAATACGCTTATTTGTAGAAAACTGCTATAAGCAAATACAACAGCAATCCAAGGGGGATGCTGTTTAGACTAGGAGGCTTTATGTCCTTACATTTGTCTGAATCTCTTGCATCAAATCCATGCATAGGTATTTGTTCGGTCACCCAATGGGGTGATGATGTTTGTCGTGGCTGTGGTCGTCACAAAGACATTTTAAATAATGGAGTTTGGAACAGCTTAACTGATGTTCAGAAAAAACTCGTTGTTATGGAATGTTGGGAAAGTGGCTATTATCCAAGACAAAAGCTCGAGCTTATGTGTGAAGAAAAAGGTATTACTTTAAAGCAAGGCAAAGATTTACTTTATAAAGAAAAGTTTAAAATAGCCTAAGCAAGAGATCCAATTCCTGTACCACGCATCCTGCGTTCTAAGATCTCTCTGTCTCTAGGATTTGGTAAAATTGTTTCTGATAGCATACTCTCAGGTGTCACTGCTGTAACGGGTGGAACCAATGGTATGTTGGATGGTTGGAAGGATTGAAGTGCTTGATCTAGTTGAGCAGCAAGGCTTTGCTTTTGGTCAGGCAAAATTTCTTTACTAATTGTTGTAGGGATCGATCTTTCAACATTATCTAAACTTGTTTGTTTATTTTCTATGTTTACATCATCGAAAATTGCTCTCTTTAACGCATCAATATCCACAGCACTTTCTATGCCACCACGAATTTTTTTATCAACTTCATCTAATACAATCGCAGATGCATCACTTATTGCATAAGGAGTTCCTACAAAAGATGTAACAGCCTTGATCCACTTGGGTATTGATAGTGGGTCTATTTTAGCCAACACATTACCCAAACTTTCACCCTGTCTAAGTAATTTAACCGCTTTGTTGTAATCAGTCTCTGTAAGAATTTCTGCCAACTTAACAGCCATTGCCTCCATTTGTTGTTCTTCTAAAGCAGGAAAATCCAACCCTATGGCATTTTCTACCAAACCTTTAACTGACAAATCTTTAGCACTCAATCTTCTCTTTAGCATCTCTTCAGCTATTTCTTTTTGTGCTTGTCTTTTAGCAGTTTGACTGCCTTTCAAAACTTCTATTTCAGTTTGGCGTGTTTCCATTTCATTTATGAAATTATTACGAAATGTGTTATATGCTTCTTCGCCCTGTGATGTATTTGGAAAAGTTTGTCTTAAAAGTTTGTCTCTATATTCAGATCTAAACACTTTCTTTGCCAAATCAGACCCTTTAGTGCCTTTTTCCATTTCATCTAATATGGCTTGTTGCACGCCCAATCTAAATGCTTCTTTTTCTGAGTTGCTATAAGAAGCCATAGTTATCTCAGGCAACTCAGCACTCGGCTTTAAAATATCTCTTCCCGCTAACATTGCATCTTGTATGGCAGCGTGTCCTGCAAAAGTTTTTCTAGCGATAGCATAATCATCGTTGGTTTCTAAAACATTTAATAAATGATTTTTCAATTTCATTAATTGTCGCAACTCTGTTCTGCCCATAGAGTCTGCTGTTTTTAAACCCGTGTTGTTAGTTTGTATGGTGTCATCAAGAGCCATCTTTATATAATGCAAATACTCAGTCGCTATACCATCAGGAAATTGACCATCCAATTCACCACCTTCAAACATAAGTTGCCCTTTGTCATTTAAAACAACAAAAGACTCTTTGCCATCGTTTGCAGCTAATCTGCTCGCTCTATTTACAGCATCTCGTAATGCAGGTCTTTTAAACAATTCTTGTAATGATGTTTCTAAAACCTCAGATTCTCCTGTAGTTGGATCAATAATTGTTGATTCAAATGTTGTATCAAGCGGAACAATTCTTGCGTTTCCATCACGATAAAAAGCTTTGTTGTATCGCTCAGAGCCGATTTGTGATTTTGCATCTATGATAGCTTGCAATGATTCATAGTAATCAGCTTTCTGTCCAAACGCTTCTCGCAAATCTGTTTGCAATCTACCAAATCTACCTTCCTGTCTTTCTTGTAAAAACTTGTTTGCAATCGCTCTACCTCTGCCGGGCAAAAGATTTACCAAGTCCATAGCACCTCTTGAATTAGGACCCATGTCAGCAAAGGTAATATCTTTGCCTAAATTCATTTTTTCAACCGCTTCTTCAAATGCATTTTCAATACTTTCTTTATCTGAAGTTAATGCATTCATAATAATTCGTCTTGCTATTTCTTCTCCTTCGGCTTCACTGCCTGCATTTGCAACTGAATCAGCAATTTGCGATATTAAATTTGTTGCACCGCCCAAGACTCCTTGCGTTCCCATAGCCAACATTGCGGTTATGTAAGGTTGTTTCTTTTTAAATCTATCGGTTAAGCGACCCTCTGTTTTTCCTAAACCATAAGTTGCACCAAAGACACCCGCTTGTTTTACAGGTGATTTTTTAAAATAATCTGTAAGCCTAACCAAAACACTTTTCTTTGGTTGTGTCCCTGTGGTTATAACTTGAGCTTTGTTACCAAGCCTACTAAGACCTCTAGTTGTGAGAGTTGGAACTATTGTCCCCGCTATTTCTGTTAGACCTGCTCTTATAGGCTTAGTCTGATACAGCTCTTCCATTTTTAAATTTTTTAAAGATTCTGCAAAAGCAGGTGGCAATTCTGAAAATTTACTTTGTATTTCAGCAGAAAAGCCCATAGCAGCACCCTCAGAAAATGCATCTTTTAAAGTAGCATCTGCGTTAAGGAGATCATAAAGAGTTTGTTCTGATGGACTCAGCGTGTATCCCTCTGTGACCATTGGTGCAAGTTGTGAATTTATAGATTTTACAATTCTATCCATTTCAAAAGTTGGAATATAGCCATAGGTATCAATTAGTGGCTGTATCTCTCTTTCTATGCCTTGATATAACTCTTTGGTTATCATGTGCCACCCTGACCAATTACTAAATTTGAAATGTTATCGCCAACTTGGTTTCCTAAGTTTTCAATCTCTTCTTGTTTTTTTATGATGCCACCATTGGGGTCTAATATGTATGTTGTGCTAGTGCTTGAATCGTGATATTTGTAGCTACCATCAGGCATGGTGTCAATTAATTGTGCTGTCACAGGAATGCCAATATCTTCTGCATCAAAAATAGAAAGATCAATATCTTTTAAGTTCATCTTTTCAAAGTTTTTATAAATGCTAACTCTTGGCACCTCATTATAATTTTCTACAGCACTTTTATAAGATTTATATTTGTCTTTATAAATATTTTTTAAAGCCGATGCAACTGCAATAG